CTCTTCAAGTTGCATAACTTGTTCAGGCGGAGCTTGCATAGGCGGCTGCATAGGCGGCTGCATGGGCGGCTGCATAGGAGCTTGCATAGGAGCTTGCATAGGGCCCCCGTCTTGACGATAAACAGGCCCCCCAGCAAACAACCGTCGATTCATCACGTCGTCGCCACGAATTTTAATCGAAATATCCGCTTCCCCGTTTTCAGGTATTGGCATGTCGCCAATGCTTTGAATTAGATTTTCAAGACCTTGGGGCAAGTGCTCTCTCATCATTAGAATGCCCTCGATAAACCGGCTGCGCCCATTGCCAGCCCGGCGACCTGCTGCCCAAAACCGGGGCTGGGGGAAGATTGTTGGAGAATAGAACTTTGGGAAGACGGCAATGCTTTAGTCAAATCTGCCATAAACCCAAGTTGTTGGAACGGCTGCTGGTAAGCACCCTGTTCTGCTTGGTACTGAGCATTCAGCACGTTTTGTGCCTGTTGCTGCTGCGTACCGCCGTAGCCCATAAGTTGTGAAGCGTCAAATGCCTGTTGTTGTTGATGTTGTTGTCCAAGTCCTGCTTGAACTTGACCTAACGCGCCCAGTCTACCGCCAAGCTGTCCTGCCTGTCCGGCTAACGAACCGATGCCTTGTGCCATTTGACCTTGTTGCCCGGCCATTGCAGCAAGTTGCGCCACATCCGCCTGACCTAATTGACCATACTGTAATCCCATCTGACCGCCCATTTGTGCGCCTTGTTGCGCCATCTGTGCGGCGGACATACCAAGCTGACCGCCTTGAAGGGCCGCTTGTTGTCCCATTTGACCGGCTTGCATACCCATTTGGCCTCGTAACTGCTGGGCAGAAAGACCGCTTTGAGCCAAGGCTTGTGCATTTCTTGCAGCCTGTTGCTGTGCTGACATACCTAGTTGTGCGCCTTGTCCGGCTAACTGGCCTGACATTCCCGCACCCTGCAGTTGTCTGCCTTTAGACTGTTCAAAAGCTTGCTGTGCTTGTTGCGCGGCCTGTTGGTAACCTTGGCTTCTAAGTTGTGCCCCGGTTCGTGCTTGTTGTTCCAAAACGTTTCGGCCAATTTCAGCTTCCTGAATTGCGCCTCTAGAACCTCCAAAGGCTCCTGCTTGAATTTGTTGTCCTCGTGCCTGTTGCTTTTGTTTTTCACCTAAACGAGCAATTTCAGATTGTTCGGCGTCAATTACATTTTGTGTGTAGGGGTCCATAAACGAAGCAATTCCCCCTTGCGCGGCAGCGGGGTCAAACTGGGCAGAAGCGCCCGCTAACTGTTGCTGTGCGCCCAGCGTTCCTCGTTCGCCGCGTTGTGCGGCTTGCAAACCACCTTGTGTAGCGGCACCAAGCTGACCACCTAGTGCTTGCGCCGTGCCTAAAGCACCAACGCCCACGTTACTGGCCAATTGTTGAGATTGTTCGGCCCCTAATCCCATTCTGGATTGAGCATCGGATGCGGCTTGTCTGCCAAGCATCTCTGCTCCTTGAATTCCTGTCATTGCAGCATCGCGATACGCATACGGATCGCCCCTTGTTTGGGCTGCTAAATTTTGAGCATCACGAAGCGTGTTCATGCCAAGGCGTGTTCCCTGCATGGCTTCCTGAATACCCGGTAATGCGCCGCCAGTAATTGCAGCTTGACCCGCTTGTGTAGATTGCAAAGCACCTTGTAGATACGGTTCATACCCGCCGATACCCGACCGTAATATATTTCCCGCAGCAAGCTGGTCTGCGGTCATTCCAGCGACGGCTTGCGTTGGAGGTAATACTCCCGCATCCGTCATCTGCTTCATGTAATCTTGGGCTTTGTTGTAAAGCCCCATCTTGTACGCCGCTATATTCGGGTCTTCGTAGACGTACTGCCGGGTTATCTGTTCTTCAGTAGCCATTAAGCCCTCGCCTCAAATTGGTTCATCATCTGATACATGTTTCGCATTCCGTTTTGTCGGTTGCCGTTGCCAGCGCCGCGAACTGCTTCTGCGGTCATTACAAACTCGCCATCAGAAAGCATCGCCGGAATGTCGTCCGACGTTTCTGTTCCGCGGCCCGAGATAGCGCCTACCCTGGAAGGAAAGTCGTTTACATTCATCCCGCCACCCCCGGCTACCCGAGCGGTAGACTGATAAGATGTTCCTAGCGGTTGGTTATATATAGGTTGTATCTCGTAAGCGTTAAACTGACCTGCGCCGCGTGGAGACAGCTTAGCTCCGCCAAAGGGGTCGTATTTATCCGGGTCTGCTTCTAACAAAGATATCGCCTCGTTAATCCCTCCTCCGCTCATATCAATAGATTCCGGGTTGTCCCCGGGACTAACTAAATTGCCAATTCCCATTGCTGTAATAGCCGCGGGGCCAAACCGACGAATAAAATTAATTGCATTGTCTGGGTTTGAAACAATGTCCGAAACAATGCTTTTAAAAGCTTCTCCGCCAATCTCTACACCTTGCAACTGTCCTTTTTCTATTGCGTCCGTTACCAAAGTAGTGGCTTTAGCGCGTAACCCGCTGCGAGGCATAAATATTTCACGGGCACCTTCCATAAAATCGCCGCCACCGGGACCTAGTTTTCTAAAACTTTCCCCCAAAGAAGGTAAATCAACGTCTGCTTGAGATAAGGTTTCAGCAGTAAGTAATTTTGGAGTTGCGGATACTGCGCCTTTTGTTGAAGTAGAAAACAGGTCAGCACCGCTGTCTACCGTTTGCGTTGCAGTATCTGCAAAATCCGGGGTTTTCAAATTAGTGCCGGTCAAATAATCTTCCGCAGCAGCCTTGCTAGTTAAATCAGTTACGGAAGGACTTACACCAGAGGGTTGAGAACCCGCAAAAGCTTTTCTAGTAGCTTCAGAATAATCGACTTGATTAGGTTGCAAAGCATCTACAAGCCCTTTTTCGTTTATAGCTTGCACGTTATATGGATCTGCTTGTGTTACAGCACTACCCGGTATTTTTGTCGAAGCATTTATTGCATCAAAGTCAGGTTTGCCGTACAACATTTCGCCTTTAGTGGCTATATCCCCTGCAGTAGGGGTAAGTGCCGCTTTATAGCCTTCTGCTTTTCCTGCTGCAAATGCAGATACATCAGGAGGGGCCATAACCCCTGCTTTAAAACCTGCTCCAAATTTACCGCCAGCTTTCACAGACCCAATACCGCCTGAAATGCCTTTAGCGGCTCCTGCCGTTAAACCACCAATTGCGGCGGATTTCAAAGCCTCGCCAAAACTTTCACCTTGTATTAAACCCCCTATTCCGCTACCTATCGCAGCACTTGCAATAACGCCAAGACCGGGGATAAAAAAGTTCAAGGCAATAGGCAATATAACTTTAATTGCTTTTTTAAGAAACTTACCCAGTTTTTTAAAAAACTTTTTGAGAAAAAACTCAGGCTGTCCCGTAACCGGGTTAATTGAATTAAATTCATTACCGACAACATAACGCTCTGGCTCAAGGCCCATGTCGCGCATTTGTCTAAATATGTTTTCTTTTAGTATGGGATTTTTACGGAATACTTCCATCGGAATGACTGTCTCGCCTTCCGCTGCGTGTACCATGAACTCGTCTTCATGGCGTCCGTATTCAGCAAGCTGATTTGCTACCTGCTTGACCGAAGCAATACCGCCTGTGGGTATGTCATCTTCATCTGCAAACATACCCTCTCGGGCAGTCAGAAAGGTTGCTATGCCGCCCGCAGGAATTTGAATGGGCTCTATGTCATCAAAATCTTCAAATTCGTCGTACTTTAAAGCTGCTTCTGCCATCTTTGATATACGCCTTTTCTATAATGTCACAACAATTGAACCGCCAGTAATTACCTGAACGATTCCTATGCCACCTGTGGCGCTTAACCCCGATGTAGCCGGAGAAGATAGTTCAACCCAAGCCGTTCCAGTATACAACTGTAACGCCTCTACGGTCGTGTTCCAGATTATATCACCAGCTTGAAACTTTATCTCGTCAAGTTCAGCGGCCGTAAACTGCGGAGTAGAATCCGGATCAAAAGAGTCTAAACTTATTTCAAGTAAACGTACAGTCCGATTGAAGGTTTCAGGGGGTACGTTTTCCCCTACAACAAAGGGTAATCGGCCCTGTAAAAGCTTGCTCATCTTCTTCCATTAGGCTGTAGATCAAGCCGCGTTCCGCCAATCCTGAAACCGACACCCTCTCTTACACCAGTAGATGCGTCATCATCTGATTCAAACCGCAAAGCCGCCTGTCTGGCACGGCCCCGCATGTCAATTTTCGTAGTAGAAGAGGTAAAGCTTGTCGTCTGGTCCGTGCTCAATGAATCGCCCGGATAGTTACGTTGTTTAAGTACCACGTTAATTTGCTGGCCGCTGCCTCCGCTACCCGTAAATTTAACGTCCGGAATCATGCGGCGAATAAACTGGAATTGCTCCCCGTCACCTATATCAAAGTCTGCGGATTCAATATATACGTCGTCCATCGGGCTTCCGTCGGCATCGTTACCTGTTTCATGCTGGTATAAATAGTTTGTCGAGCTTGAAACGCCCGCGGCCCTTGGAAAAGCAACAATCCCTTCATCTAGCCACGCAGTACGGGAAAGCTGACCAATACTCCACACCTGTTCTACATAGTTGTAAGTAACGTAACGATCTACGGTTGTAGAATCCGTAGAACAGTAAAACCAACCAACTTCATTAAATTGTTTGTTTAAAAAGGCAAAGAATTGATACGCCTGTCCTTCGTTCAGGTTATCAAATACATAAGAATGAACGGAACAAGGGACTGGACTTACCGCACCGCTATAGGTGTAAAACCCCTTTTTGTCCATCCAGAACACCCCGGCCGGGGAGTTAACCATTGCATTTGGTCCGATCAAGCTAACGCCTTCGTTAATCAGGTTAAGTCCAAAAGTCAACGGCGGACCTACAAACTGAAGACTGTACAACGCCACGTCTGTCCATATTAAGGTTTCCTGACGTGCCCGCATTCCACCAATGATTTCAGATCCCGCTGAACAGCGTAAAGATCCCGCAGTATTAGTGGATTTAGGTTCCCATTCAGCAGGATTTTCCTGATCTGAAAACGCTACCAACAGAGGATCTATTGAGCCCGAACGAGATCCTCCACTAATAGGGTCTGAACCCAAGACAATAACGTGTCGATCCACATCAGAAACCAGTACTTGAAGACCTTTGGTTGGCGCTAAATTAGCACCACTTAACGCGGTTAATGCAACAGCCCTATCAGTCCCAAGGGTTTTTGCACTTGTATCCCAGTAATAAACCCCTCCTGCTCTGGGACAAGCAATCAAGTCTTCACCAAAGCTATCCATAGACCACAGTCTTAGCTGGTTTAAGTTACTTAAAGAACTGGTGGAACCAAACGTCCCGCCTCCCCACGTTCCCGCTCCAAAACCGGTTCCATCTACAAACACATCCAAACCAATGTTTATCTGGTAAGCCCCTACGATAGAACCGCCACCGTTGCCGGAATCACTAGCGTTTGCAGTCAAGGTGTCGCCATCAGCATCTTTCGCTGTAATCGTATAGGTACTGGTAGAAGGAATAGTAGCAATCTCATATTCCTGATTTAAAGCAGTCGCAACAATGTTGCCGCCTAATGAAGCGGCTCCTGAAAAAGTAACAAAGTCTCCTTGTGAGGCTCCATGAGCCGAGTCCGTTACGGTTAATGTGCTTGATCCATCTGATGCAGCAAACGTCACATCACCCGCGCTAGTTGTGCTTCGGATAGGAGTAATATCGTTATAGTTTGTACCTTCCTGAATATAAAGTTTGGTTCTGGTTCCAAGACCAAGAAGTTTTGTTCCAGCTAAATCAACCCATCCTAATAGTTTTCTGCCAGTACCATTGTAAGAAGTCTGAATAACCTTAGACCAACCGCCAATCTTTTCAGGAAATCCTTTGCGGAAACGGACTAGGTTTCCATCAAACCAACCGCCTTCAGCAGTATAGTCGGTTCCTTCTTTGTTGATCCCTGGATTAAATAAAAACTTCTGAAGAGGCATTACGAATACTCTCCCGTTCTAATCATTTCAGTAACTTCTGGCGCTCGACTTTTAACTTGTTCAGCCCATTTACTATCCATAAATTCATCAGCGGCTTTATCAAAATCCTCAAAAGACATTGCCTCAAGAGCTTTCTTAAAGCCTCTCAATCTGGTCTGACCAAGGTTAAATGATATGTCTATCATAGCGTGTTGTCTTGCTTCATTAAGCGCGGCAAACCAATAATACTCGTCATTAAGCTCTTCTTTCACACGCTTGATATCATTGTCCAGAAGGTAATCAACTTCATCATCAGAAAGACCTAACCCGGATTCAGCAATATTTCTGCCCACACCTATTGTTTCATAACCTTCGCTACACATATAAACAAAGTTTCGTACACCTTCATGCCTTCTTAGCATTTCTCTTAACTGCTCACTCATTAGCTTCAGGCTCCTCTTTATCCAATTCTCTATAGTATTTTAAGATACTAAGTGCTTGTCTTAAATATCTTTTTACTTCTGCCATATTAGTAGAAAGATTCTCATACCCTTTGGTGGTAAGAGCATACCAGGCGTTGGTCGGCGCATTTCCTTCGCTTAAATCATCCAGGTATTCTTGCATTAGTTCTGGGTTTAATACTGTCCATTCTACTGGGACGGGATCTATTCGATTGGGTAATGGAGGGTGATAGGTTGGTGCCTTCTTTACTATTGTTACCACTTCCACAGGTTTAACTTCAGGAATATCCCGCTTTGATCCAAGCATAGAACAACCGCTAACTAGCAGAAGCGCCAGGAATATCAGTATTTTCATCAAACTGTGTTTCATCGGTTATGTCTTTAAGATCATTGAGTACTGACTTCGTACCGCGATTGATAATATTCTCTATTAATTTTGGCTTTCTGATGGACAGCACATCCATAGAATGCTTTGAGAACTTTTTTCTAATATCACTGACCTCGTTTTGAGCCATCATGTTTTCTTTGGTGAGATTTTCAACCTGACTGATCATCATATCTTGGTTTTCAATGGCTTGCTTTAGATTATCGTTTTGCTGCTCAATAGTACTTTCAAGTGTCTTTTGGTTCTGGATGGATTGTTCTAGCTGTAAATGAAATGCTTTAATCTCTGCTTGAGACCTATCGTAATACATCTTAAAAGCCCCCGCCATAATGATTAAAATCAGCCCAAGCCCTGCACTCAGTTTCAATCCCATACCTTCTCCTATGGTCTAAACGCAAAAATAATTAACGTAATCACGATGGCCGCAATCATAAGCCCAATTATCCCTACAGTGGAATATAAGAACAAGTCTTGAAGAAATTGTTTCCTAGCTTTCTTTTTAGCAATGATCGCTTTGACATTGGCCGCGTGTCTGTCTTTAGATTCTTTCAAAGCGTTTTGATAGTTCTGCCAGAATTTCTCTCCCTCTACAGACATATGGCAAAGCAATCTCAATTCCTCGTTGTATCTGTCAATGGATTGTTTAGCCATAGCAAGCTTCATTGCTTCCTGTGGGCTTAAAGGTTGAGTAATGCTTTCCCTTTTCTCAATCTCCAGCTTGTTCATCCCGTCTTGAATGCCAGTCATGCGATCTAGGATGCTGTTGACGTTTGCATTGCCCTCTTTGACGGCGCTCACCAAGCTGTTGATGCCACTGATGGCAGCGGTTACAGCGGCAATAGACTCAAAAATCATGGTAAAACCTTACGGTTTTTTAGACATATAGGCCGTAGCGCCGAAGTATAGACCTATAATGGAGGCTTGACTGAGGAAAAGCATATCCGACAAGGAAGCCAAGGTGGAGAGGCGATCAACAGGAACAAAAGGAGCAAGGGGAAGTAGAGCGAATACACACATACTAATCATAGCTACCCATGCCATTTTCCGCTGGCTATCCGCTTTTTCTTCTTGTAACTCCAACTGGAGCATTTCTTGGTGTCGAGAGATCTCTTCGTCGGTAACTTCACCGTCCTGATCTAGGTCAAAAGCAGCATAGCGAGATTTTGGTTCAAGTTTTTTTGCGTTCATATTAGTCCCAAAACCTCTGGTTAGCTCCAGCCATAACTGGTTTGCAGTAAGCTGTTATTTTTTGCTGCTTGATTCCGCCCCTGCAAAGAGCATCTCTGCAATTATGTTCTATCCAATAAGCGAACTGCTGGCAACGGTGAATATCTTTAAACAACATACTCTCTGCGCCATCAACAACATTGCCTTCGACAACCGTAATCAGCATAAAAGCTAAAATTGCACCTTTCATTGATCATAGAAATCTTGCAGCAAGTATGGTTGCTACCATAAATGGATAGACGCCCCAAATGAGTCTTTCAAGCCTTTTAAACTTTTCTGACCCCTCATCAAGACGCTTTTCAATGAACTCATATCGTATGGCGCATTCCCGCTCATGTGCCTTAATCTCAGCAAGAGCTTCCTGCGCGTCAGACATCAGTCTTCTTTTTTCGTAAGGTTAATTGGGTTGATATCCGCTCCGGGTTCTTTCGCCTTACCTATATTCAATGCCGCAATCTCTACGATCTTATACAACCGACCAATCAGCGCATCGTCTTTTGGCGTTGGAGTCAGACTGCATATGATCGAGGCCGCACATACGATACCCGTCACAACTGAAATCAAATTTAACAACGCATCCATTACTGTTTCTCCGAAGTTATCGCTTCTAGCTGTTGAGAGTACCAGTTAAAAGCAGCGACACGAGTATCTAACTCGCGTTGATTAGAAGTAAGTACTTGTGTTATCTGCGCTACCTCTTCACGAAGTTCATCTAATCGAACAGTAATCTGCTCCACATTAGGAGGAAGTTCAACAACCTCAGACTCTTCAACAAGCTCTTCTGGGGCTGTAACTGTAACCGTGTTCTCAGTGCCTTGTTCCATCTTCTGCTACCTTCCATACATTTAAGTTTGCAGCGACTGTGCGCCGTTCTCCGTCACCCTCAAAGGGGTAGACCGAATGAGAAAGCCAGCTAGGAAACATCAACATCTTTCCTACTTCTGGCTTGATAA